TTACGCTATAGAGAACCATCCATTTTTACAAATATTCAATCCTCGTGTTAAAAGAAGCCCTTATTATTGTGAGTTTAAGAACGGTAATAATATGATAGGCATTAATATGAATATCGCTGGGAAGAACCCTGGCAACCAATTTTTTCAGAAGCATTTAACTCGTTTATATATTGAAGAGTGGTCATTTGAACCAGAAGCTGTTTATAAGAAACGGCGTGACTCGGTAAGTGAATTAGGCTGTATCTTCCGTTTTGCTGGAATGACTAACTTCACTAAACATAGCCCTCCTGGTAAAGTATTTGGTGATAAGTCAATGTCTTCACATGTTATTAATCTACCCCAGTATGTTAATCCTTTCTGGGACGATAAAGCTAAAGAACAAGCTATTAAAGACTTTAGTGGAGAGCAGTCTATAGGATTTAGAATATTTGTCAAAGGTGAAATTGTAGAAGAGGGTGTCTCTGTTTTTGATATGGAGAGAGCCAGACGTTGTTACGATGAAGAAAAGAAACTGAAGATTATAGAAATATCTAAAGAAGAATTTGAGTCTTTTGAATCCAAACTGTTAATTGAAAGACCTAAAAACGCAACATCTGCATATATCGCTGCCGATATAGGAGAAACAGCCCCTACTGAAATAGGCATATTCTTCGAGATAAATCTAAAATATGTCTACATGTATAATATTGTTCTGCACAATCTTACCGATAAACAACAGACAAAGATTTTTAAATATATTGGATATCTAATAGGTGGCAGTTTTATCGCTCTTGATTGTACTGATGGTATAGGAAGAGCAATCTATCGTTCTCTTGAGGAAGTATTCCATAAAGAAAATCTCGTGTTCGTTTCTTTTAATGCTAAAATACCAGTAGACTTTGTAAGAGATGATAATAATAATATTGAGTTTAAAGGCGGACTGCCTGTTTACAGAGAAGAATATATTACCGAGTGGTCAGTCAAACGATTAAAAGATTTGCTTTATGGAGAAAAGTTCATTTTGCCGATTGATTATAAGTTTGATAGTCAGTTTAACTCAGTTATCTCAATGCAGTCGGCAACACGAGTAATCTATGAATGTATAGCTCCAGAGAACCATTTGTTTCAGATGTTTCAAGTCTTCGCTATCGCTCAATGGTATAATGAGTTTCATAATATAACGCCTATTCCAAAAAAGAAGTTTTGCAAAACAGGCGTTTAAAAAAAGGTATCTAAAATATGGCACAATCTTTACCAACTCCAAAAAGAGCACCAGACAAAATCAAAGGAATGAATCCTTTGTTGTCTTGGGTTAGTGATTTACTATCTTATTTTCAAGTTGAAACAATCTATATCCCGGGACAATATCGTGATAAAGTTCTTGCGGTAAAGAAAGAATTACAGGACGATGTTTCTGGGCTTGTCAATACAATACTAGATTTTGCTATTGAGTGTGCATTGGTTGATTATAAAATTGAGAGTAATAATACTAATCTGACAGAGACTCTTAATAACTGGCTTGGCAACGTCAACTCAGACCTTAGAGGTAGAGTTCCTGTAGGTATTAGAGCTTTAGCTAAAGAGTATTTTAGAGAAAGATGGAAAGGTTCATCTTTTTTACTATTACGTAGTTTTTGGGAAACGAAAGACGATTTGGTAGTTCCTACAACTCTCTTCTTCATAGATGGAGAAGATATAGTCTGCTACAATCCTAATGTAGATGGAGTTATACGTCTGGGAACAGAAAAATATCAGTTGATGTTGAGCAGTGACAAAACAAAAAATCAGAATCTTCCTTCAAATCAAAATGAACTAATTTTTATTCAGAAACCTTTTGAGAGCTGGGGTTCTTTGACCACCAATCCTTTTATTATTAAACGTGGCTTGTATCATAATATGAAATTTCTACGTTTGCTTCATTCAAAAGGAGAATTTATACTTGGTCGTGCCATTGAATATATGCTGGCAATGTTGAAAGGTTCAGAACGATTAGCATTAGAGAACCGCTCAGAATACATTTACAACGAAGAAGATTTAAGAAAAGCTAAAGATGACTTAGAGAATATGATAAAAGAAAAGAAAACTTCTCCAGGATTGCCATTATACGCTACTAACTTTGACACAAAATTTGAACACATTATACCTGACTACCAAAAAATAATCAACGATAATCTTTATAGCCCAATCGAACGGAAGATACTTGCCGGTCTTGGGCTTGTCGATATTACAGAAGGTATAGCTTCTACACGAAGAGAATCTATTCTTAATCCAAAACCTTTCGTTGGTATGATTGAAGAAGGTATCGCAGATTTTTCAACATTATTGCTTGATTTAGTAGAAGTGATGAAAGAAAAGAATCTGGCTAGTCATCCTAAGTGGATGAACGCAAAAATCAGAGTAAAATCTTCGCCGATTAAACAATTCGTAGATGATAAGTTACGTACCATGCTTCGTAGTGTATATGACCGAGGCTGTCTATCGAAACGTACATTTACTGAATTAGTTGGAGGTGTCGATTACGACGTTGAAGTAATGAGACGGAAGGAGGAAAAGAGAACTAAAGAAGATGAAGTCCTTTATCCCCCAGTTATTCAAAACATTGAAGACAAAGCTAATGAAAAAGACGGTGAAGCCCAACTGCCAGTGTCAAAAGAAAACGTCCCAGAAGACAAAAAAGGTATAGAGAAAAAGAATTTTAAAAAAGCTTAACAAAATAGGATGGATTTTATGGACAGAGTACAAATATTATTTCAAGATATGACGTATAATAGTAAAATACGTTTTCTTGAAGAAGGTAAAGACAAAGATGAGTTGAGTAGAATTGGTGCAAAACGAGGCATCGAACTACCTTCCCCTGATATTGCTGTTTTTAAATGCGTGTACGCACTCGTAGATAAAGAGAATAAAAATAAATGCACACTACCAGAAGAAGAAGCAGATAAAGCTCTTGCTACATTAGTTGGTAAAGCTATTGATGTCGACCATCTGAGAAAAACGACAGTTGGTCATTGGATTGATGTAGCCCGTGAGAAGAATGAGATTATATCGTACGGTGCTTTTTGGAAGAGTAACTTCAAAGAAGAGTACGAGGGATTTAAGAAAAAAATGGAAGAGGGCGAATTGAAGGTTTCGTTTGAAGCGTGGGGTAACCGCGAGTTTAAAGAAGATAAGACAAGTTTTACTCTACACGATATACACTTCGCCGGTGGTGCATTACTATATAATGAAGAACCTGCTTTTGATGAAGCTCGTGTTCTAGAGTTTGCTAAAGTTTTAGAAGTAGGTACGCCAAACGAACAAACCCAGGAGATTTCTCGTTTTTATCTCTCTGATATTGAAAGTATTGTTCGGATGGTTTATGAAGTAGATTGTTTAAATTGTAAAGAACGTGGTTTTTCAGATATTTTAAACATTGATTTTGGTGGCAATAAAACTAAGATTAAGTGTTTGAATTGTTCTGCTGAGATGGATTTAGATTTAACTCCTTCCAGCAAGATTACTAAAAAAGGTAGAAAGATTAAAAAAATTACACAAATGCCAATGGAAGATAACGAAACGTGTAATGCTAAAGAAAAAGGAAAGACTAATATGACAGAAGTCGTACTCGAAACAAACAAAGTAATTGAAGTGGTTAAAGAAGCTATTACAGAAGCTACAAAAACTAAAGAACAGGTGGATACTGAAGTGGAAAAAATTAAAGAATTAGAAGCACAGTTGGAAGCAGCGAAGAAGCAGCTTGAAGAAGCTACCGCTAAAACTGCTGAAATGCAAGTGAAGCTCGATGAGATTGAAAAGGCTAAGAAAGAAGCCCTTGTCAAAGCCCGTCGTGAAGAACTCGGCGAAATTGCGAAGGATATGAAAGACGAAGATTTGCTTGATGAGATGAAGTTTACAATCGCTCAAAAGGATAAAGAAATCGCTGAATTGAAAAAGGGGCAGAAGATTGAAACTACGCCCAAAGATATGAGCAAAGGCTCTGCAAACAAAGACGAGGATAGTGTTACTATTGCTCGTAAAAATATTCAAAAATACGCCTTCTCGGGTTCGGATAACGAAACCGAAGAAGACGAATAACTAAAGAAGGAGGACTATGAATAGATTATGCTAAAATATGACCATATGGAACTTGCAAGGATTATAGGCGAACCGAAAGACCCTCGGCGCCCGTATCCTGAGTTGGTGACGAAACTGTGCGAAACAGATTCGGCTGCACCGAATGAATATGTTTATGATTTTGATGTGCTGCTTGAAACTGAGTATATTTA